GTTGTGTAGTGATCGGGGATGTTCGTGAGAACGCCGTTTAAGTTAGCCATTTTATTCCTTTAGTTGAGTTGTGTTGGTATCAGTCGAAACTGATGGATTTGTTCTGCTCCCTGTCCTTGCCGGTTGTCCTTGCGGATCGTCGGATCGGGGTATTTGGAAGCAGATTCACAAAGGAATTGTCTGCTCTGACGGTCTTACGTTTCAGCCCGATTCAGTATCAGTCAAAACATATTTTCAGAAATGTTGCGGGGCCGGGAGTCGAACCCGGAACTCAAGGGTATGGGCCTTGCAAGATACCTTTTCTCCACCCCGCGAAATTGTTATCCCTGCTTGAGCAGTCCGGTCACCAGAGTCGCGGCCTCGCGGTCGCCCTCCATGTACCGCTTGTGCCAGCTATTGTCGGGATTGCTCATGATGTCCTTGGCGCGGGCCGAGCCGGTCATAAACTCTGAGCCACTCATCGAGCGCCCGACCTTGTCCTCGCTCATCATTTGGCTCAAGCGAACGAATCCACGCACGACTTCGGGGTCCGCGAATCCTTGTGAGTTTGCATTGACTCCCGCGATCTTCGCGGCCTGCTTGGCGAGGCCGATGTTCTTGTCAAACTCCCCTCCCCACTCCTTCTTGAGGGTGTTGACAGCATCGACATGCTGCTTCTCAATCTGCGCCTGCATGCCCTGCATTTTGAAATGCTCCATCTTCGCGTGTTCGGTCACTAGCGCCTTCATCGCGGAGGGTGGGATGTTGTGCTTGTGGGCGATCTCAGCGTAGTTTTTGACATTGTTGTCATCCCATGTCATGCCCTCTGGGAGCGCATCGGGAGCGAACTTGTACTCGTCAATCGTATCGGGAACTCCGAGCGAACGACGAAATGCGGCGACCTCTTCGGGTGAGGATTTCTCATTGGGTACGCCAAGTTTTTTGCCTATCAGCGCATTCGCATTACCAAGGGCTTTGACAAGGTCTGGAACGCTTTTGAAATTTTTGATCGAGCTTTTGTAGTCAGCGACCTCGTCTGGCAACTTGTCTATCCATCCTTCCGAAAACGAACCGTCATCTTTGAAGTAGCCTGTGTGTTGCGTGGGTGCGGTTGATGTCTCCGTTGCGGCTGGCGCTTCGGCGTTGGTGGCGGCTCCTGTGTCGAGCAAACTCTGCTCGGAGGAGGTGTCGGTGGTGTCTTCCATAAATGGTATCAGTCAAAACAACCCTACTCTTCGGGGTGGTAGCCGAGATGAGTCTCGCGACCGGCGTAGGTCTTTTGGAATTCCTCTGGGGCGTAGTCGCGAAGCCACTCGACAAGCTCAATGGTCTTGTCTCCGAGCATGGGGTCCATATCGGGGCGTGGTGGGATGTCGGTGTTTTTCTTGCTCATTTTTTGATGACCTTGCGTTTGGGTGTTTCGATGTCGCCATCGGCAATGACAATGCGGCGAAGCATGGTCTCGATGTGGATGAGAACGCCCCTCTGGCCATCGCGGAGTGCGGCGACCACAGGGTTGAAATCGTAGCCGGGTAAGAATACCTGCGAGTCGGTCGCGAACTGATGCTTGATGTCAGCGATGATGAGAGCGCCATCCTTGGTGTTGAATACACGGTGGTAGGCATTGGTGAGGCGCTGGCGCTCACGCTCACGCTTGAGGGCGGCAGATTTGTCTTCGGGAGCCATCATGCCATACCGGGGATCATTTGAGCGATGGCCGAGTCTTGCTTCACGCCACCGACCTTGCCGATGGCTGCGGCTTGACGTTCCATCTGCTCGGCCTGCGCTTGTGTCTGTGCGGCCTGCGCTCGTTGTGCGCGGGTCTGGGCGACCATTTCCTCATCCATCAGCCAACGCGCAGGCAGGCCATCGTTTCTGGCCATGTCACGGGTGATCTCGTCGAAATCAAAGTTGTCCAGCATCTCCGGGCGAAGATTGGCAAAGGGCAGGAGCATCTCACTGGTACGGATGAAGGCGGCATTCTCAAGCGACTTGATCGCAAGTGCGATCCGCGAGTTGTAGGAGACCTCTGGATCGGGAATCATGCCGGTCATCTGGAAAGCTTCTGGTGGCGGCGGGAACTTGCCAGAACGCGCAAGGACCGCGAAGACCCGGCGAAGGAGCGGATTGAATAGCTCAGTCGTCAGTCGGGCGAATGTCGGAGAAAATTGGATGAGCTTTTCGCTCGCACGCTCGGCGACTTCGCGAGCGGTCATCTGCTTCTGGAGTTGAGCGAACATCTGGAAGAGGTCCACATGGAAAGCCTCATTGATCGCTTTGCGCTTTTGTTCAGCCCGCTCGACGCCGATGTCGTAGCGTCCACCGGTTCCCCATTCCTTCGGGGTTGCTCCGGGGTTGTTCGGATCGAAATACGTCACGCCTCCCGCACGCAGGTCAATGTCGCCATCGAAACCAGCAGGGATGAGGATGCGAGGGAAGGCGTGAATCTCTGCCAGAGAATCTAGTTGCTTCTCAAGGAAGTTGAGTTGCTTGCATTCGGGAAGAGCCGTCCAGCTTGGCGAGTAGCCGTAGCACTCGCTGTTCTTCCATTTCAAATAGCGGGTGACAAAGAACGGTTGCTCATCGAAGCCCGACTTGAGGAAGACATGTTTGGTCGCCTTCTCCACATAGACAGATGCGTAGGGCTTGTTGGCCCCATCACGCTTGCCATCCTCGATCTCGCCCGGTCCGCGAGGAGATATGAGGTGGATGCAGGTGAATTTCTTGTTGCTGTTCGGGCGCTCTAAATCCTTCCGCATCGCCTCGGTGAGCGCCTCGATGCCGAACTTGAGTGCGGCCTGCCGAGCCGTGATCTCGTACTCGCGGGAGAGCGTATCCACATACCCCTCGTCATCTTCAGAGATCGCAAACGATCCCATGTCGAGCTTGGTAAAATTGAGTGAGTTGTTCTTGCCACCTTCGACAAGAATCGCAGCGGTCCCGAAGCACCCTCGGTCCAGATAGAGTTCGTGGATTTCGGTGTAGAAATTGGATCGGCTCAGTTCGGCCTGCATGACCTCGGTGCAACGCTTGAACCATTGCTCGACCTCGTCTTCGCTTTCCATGGCCTTCGGTGGTTCCAGTGAGAACCACCGGCTTTCGAGCGGGGTCATCCAACTCAGTTGACCATTGGCCAAGATCATGTTTGCCCGCACCGCAGTCGCGTCAAAGAGTTGCGACTCATCATCCGTGGTGGGCGATGTGTTCTGCGTGAACATACCCGCCTTGCGAGGCATCACATATTTTGCAATGTCCTCCCAGAGTGACTCCCAAGTCGCACGCTGATGGACTAACTCAGCGTGCCGCTGAATGACCCTGTCTGCGAGTTCGGAATTGTTGCCGTTCATCGGGTATCAGTCAAAACTAACCGAGAGTGGACTGCTTGCTGGAATCATAACCCATCTGGTTGCTCTCCCCGGCAATGATGCTTCGGCGCATGCCTTTCCGGCGCTGCGCGGCGGGCAGTTGGTCATCGGGGGCGTTCTGATCCACGCGAGCGCCGGGGGCGGCTTTATTGGCCTCCATGTTGGCCATGGCGAGTTCCTGCTGGCGCTTCTGCTCTGCGGCCTGCTCGGCCTGCACACGCATCTGCTCCTTCATCATCGCGGCCTGCTCCTCTGCGCGTTTCTCGGCAGCAGCAGTTTGCGCTGCGGCTGCGGCTTTGTCTGAACTGCTTGGACCTTTTGAACCTCCACCTCCGAACCAAGCTAGGACGGGAGAGAGGATGGGGTTGAGTTGGTGGTCAATGAGTCGCATCGTGGTTTTATTTTCGAGGTTTCGTAGATTCGGAGCGGTCTATTCCGACGACTCCATGCGATCAACGGAAGGGTGTACGGAGCGAAATGGCAAGGATTATTTTGACTGATACCACAATATATTGTGATCAGCCAGCAGTTCTGGCACAACCTGTGGTATGTGTAGGCGGCATCGCGCCAGCGTTCCTGCGGGTCGTGGATGTCCACAGGACGTGCCAGCATGAAGAAATCCTCGGTGTGGATGACGACTCCATTCCATGCGGTGAGTTCGACCTCTTCCGCGAAAGATCGCGTCTGCGGGTAGCGCCGGTAGAGGTCTAGGATTTGGAGTTCCAGTTCGCGTTTCATTTTCTAATCTTCTCTTCTCTTCTCTTATCGGTTCTTGATGGGTTTCGCTTGGGTTAGCCATGGGTATCCCATCGGGAACCCATGGGTTAGCCATGGGTTATCTTCGCACCTTTCCGAATCCACCCCCTCGGAATCCGGCCACCACTCTGGTCGCTTCGTGCCGCTCGGCTTTGCGTGGGATCGCGGATCGGTCGATCACCATGCCTCTTTTAATAGCTTGGTGAGAGAGCGAGAACGCATCAGCGTAATGGCTCGACCAGTCATGCACCGGCACATCCTTTATCGTGACGCCATCACGCTCCTCCTTGGCGTGATAGGCATCGAGCGCCTCAAGTCCATCAGCGCATCCAGACTCATTGATTGAGATGCGAGGGAACGCATCGTTGGCAAGATTGATGCCATCCCATACCGAGAGTTGCCTCGGCACAGGGCAGACGCCGGTCAACCCGCTGCGACCGAGCGCCTCCTGCCAGAGTCCTCCGACTTCCGCTGCGGCGTCATGCGGGATGAAGTGACCACCGTAGCCGTACTGGCGATCCTTGAGCCGTGCAGCCCAGTCTGCGGGCGTAGCGCACTCATCGGACCCAGAGAGCGCCTCGATGTAATTGATGCGGTCACCGACCATCTGCCAGACCCACACCTTCTGGTTCAGCGGAGCGCCCACATCCCAGCTTGTGTAGACCGGCAGTTCTTTGAACCAGAGGATGTCGTTGGTCACCCGCTTCTCAGCGCGGGCCTTTTCGAGGTTCCTCACATAGATCGCACCCGGACGTCCCACATTGAAACTGCACTCGTACTCTTGCTGGTAGGCATTCTCGGTCGTGCCTTTTCTAATGTCATCGAGTTCGGCAGCAGGAATGATCCCCGACTCGCTCGCACGTTGCATGAGGGAGAACCACTCGGTGTCCGCGCAGGCGCGATTCCATTGCTTCCAGAAGAGATTCCTGCCCTTCGGCGTGCCGACCCATGTCGCCCATCCATTGTAGTCGGTGAGCGTTGGCCGGATGACATTGTCCCATGCCGCTGGATCGAGATCAGCGGCCTCGTCCATCACCACGCCATCGAGGTAGATGCCGCGCAGGCGCTCAAACGCTTCGCCAGAGTAGAGTCGGATGGTCGCGCCATTGTGAAAGGTGATCGCCAAATCCGCCTTGTTCACCACCACGCCGGGGATTTGAGAAGTGAATTGGACGAGGTATTTCCACGCGATGTCCTTGGCCTGCTCGCGGGTCGGAGCCACATAGGCATATCGGAGCGGTGGCCCGCTGCGCTTATGCTGGAGCGCCTTCACGATGAGGTCTTGGATGCAAACGAAGCTCTTGCCAGCGCGGCGATGCAAGACCATCACGGCCCAGCGTTGCGTTCGGTGCAGATAGCTCGCGAGTTGCGGTCGCGGGACGATGGAGATGTTAATTTTGGCCACCGATGGTGAGGTTGATTTCCAACGCTCCGACGATGTCTAGCTTTTCCGGCTCATTCCATCCCATCGCCTTCGCGAGCATCTCACCGTATTTCGCGCAGGTTGAGGATTCCGGTGGCATTTCCATGAACCGCTCGCGGAGTGTTTCAAGGTATGTCTCTCGCTTGTAGGTCATCTTCGATTCCACCTTGGCGCGGAGTTCTTCCACTCTCTTAGTGATATCAACATTTTTCAACAATCGCTCACCTCCCTGTCCTGCTCCATTTTCGGAGTAACCGGCTTTGAGATAGGCTTGCGTGATTGAGAGACCGCTCGCATATGCTTGGCAGAACGCTTCTTGTTTGGGGTTGATCTTCATGTTCATTCGGTATCAGTCGAAACTTGTCTTGACAAGAACGGAGTTCCCCCTTTTATAATCCCCACAGCTTCGCGTATTTCAATGGTCGTCATTTCTTGCGCTTTGGTTTTGACTTTGACTTGGCGGAACGTGATTTCGATGGTTTCCGGGTCGTCGTCTTCGATGAGTTTGGCGTAGCGCAACTGGTCGATGAGAGGCTTGCAACCGCCCGCATAATTATCGGCATCGAGGAGCCGCACGGCATTGCGCGTAATGATGAGAGAAGTGCGAGGCGTGCGCGTTTTTTCTCCTTTTGGAGGAGGGTCCAGTGCTGGCCGAGCAGCCGGTTGAGGCTTGGGGTTGTGTAGCCCGGCAGTTGAAGAGTGAGAGTATGAGCCATCTGGGTTTGGTTTGTAGCCGAGCTTTTCGAGTTGGTCATGTGTCCAGTTCACTGCGCCTCCCAAGGAAACGCGCACCCCGCTTTGTTTTTGCCACTGCTGGCGTAATACGATGAGCGGAAACTATGCGCTGCCTCCCTCGCCTCGTC